GTGCGCTTGAAACAATTTCCAATCAAATTCGCTTAGGACAAGGCGCTCCTAAAGTTTATAGTGATCCAGAAACATCAGATGAAGCTGGCGCTGATGCAGTGACTGAAGAAGTAGGAATTGATCCTAATGCGGCACGCACTGACGGAGTGCGCTTTAATCCAGCCGTAGCGAACAGAGCGCTTGGTCAAGCAAGTGCAATTTTTGAACGTGTGCGACAGGGAAACTATGAAGTTCGAGATATTCCCGAAGCTATTCAAGATTTTGGTAATCTTGGACAACTATTGGATGGAATTTTTACTAAAGGTAGTTCCAGATCAAACCCCTTTTGTGATCCATCACCATATGCTGTGGATTTAATTGCTTACGCACCAAAACATAAATTTATGTTTGTCGTTGAATTCCAATTCAACGATGGGTTTAAAGAAGATTATAGCGATCTTAATTTTGCTTTTGTTGTGAAGAGGACGACTCGTCCAAACATAAATTTCGAATACGAAGATGTGAATTATTACAATTTTCGATCGAAAGTTTTGAAAAAATCCGAATTTCAAAATATGACAATGACATTTTATGATGATATGAAAGATCAGGCCCTGCAATTTTATAATAATTATTTGCAAGAGATATCTCCTGTTGCACGAACGGGTATTGATGGGCATAGGGCGTTATTTGAAGAATCAGGTATGACATTTACAAACAAAGGGGATCAAGCCGCGAATTCCGCATCGATTCAAGCAGTAGGTGACACAGCAAAAACAATTATTGACTATTGTCAATTGTACCACATCGTACAAGGTGGCAACAATGTTGATGTATATCGATTCGATAATCCTCGTTTTCAAACGCTCCAACTCGATGACCTTGATATGACAGATGGTGGCACAGGAACAGAATTAACAGTTGAATTTAATTATGATGGTCTTGAAATTCAACCAGCAGTGCCAATGGATGTCGTAATGGCAGAAAGAATTACAACTTTAACAGGTAAGGGTGGATTACTTCCTATTGTCCCTCGATTGGCTGGTGATGAGACGGAGGGTGATGGAACATCTAATGAAGAACGCGCCGAAACCGTAAACGAACTTTCAGGTGGGTAATGGCCAAAAAATGGAGACAAGGGTTTTATGAGGTACGAAATCCTGACAAATATGTTGGTGATCTCAAAAAGATAATCTTTAGAAGTTCCTGGGAACTTTCGATGAACCAGTTCCTTGATAACAATCCAAACATCCTTCGATGGTCTTCTGAAGAATTCTACATTCCGTATATAAAACCAACCGACGGTAAACCGCATCGATACTTTCCAGATTATTGGATTGAATATAAAAATCGAGACGGGGAAATCGTTCAAGAAGTTCTTGAGGTAAAACCAAGCAACCAAGTTTATCCAAGTCAGAAGAAACGCTTGACAAATTACGATAGAGTTACATACGCAATCAATGTGTCTAAGTGGAAAGCGGCTACTGAATTTTGTAATAAACGTGGCGTCAAATTCCGGATTCTAACAGAAAAACAAATATTCACAGTATAGTTTAAGGGTGCCCCCGCAGAAATATTCAGTAAATATCTACATGAGTACAAAAATTACTGATAAAGAAAAAGAAATTTCACATCCATTGGAAGAAGTGTTTGATATTGAAGAAAACACTACTGTCGTTCCAGACAAGGAAGTGACGACTGAACTTGTTCCACATGAAGCATTTGATGGAAAAGACGAAGAACTCGAGTCTCAATTGCAGGATTTGTATGATATGGCTCTCGAGGCGTTTGAGAATCAACAGGCAGAAGCTGATACAATGGAAGCAAGATTCAAAGCGAGAAATGCGGAAGTTGCTGCTCAATACTTGAAAACCGCCCTTGAAGCTGTTCGTGAGAAACGAGAATTAAAACAACACAAAGATAAAGTTACTAAAAAAGATTCTGGAACGAGCAATAACCTAACGTTAAGCCGTAATGATATAATCAAAATACTTCAAGGCGGCAAGCCTGAAGTTAAACCTGTAAACACAATAGATGGTGATTTTGAAGAACAAGAAGACGAATAATGAGAAGTCTAAAAAATCCACTCATCAAAATAGCAAACACCGAACACGATTACACACTTGAAGAAATTCAAGAGTTGGAAAAGTGTACGAAGGACCCCGTATACTTCATTCAAACATATTGTCAAATTCAGCACCCTATTCGAGGAGCTATATCATTTGATTTATATGATTATCAAATCGAAATGATTCGCGCTTTTCATAAAAGAAAAAGTACTGTCGTCCTCAGTGCTCGCCAAACTGGTAAATCAACCGTTTCATCTATGTTCCTTTTGTGGTTTGCAATGTTTCATTTCGATAAGACAGTTCTAATTGCATCAAATAAAAACTCTGGTGCAATGGAAATGATTTCACGTATCCAATATGCATATCAGCACATTCCATTCTGGTTAAAGCCTGGTGTAACGGACGATGGATGGAACAAACATAGCATGAAGTTTGACAACGAATCCCGAATTTTATCAGAAGCAACATCTGAGAGTTCTGGTCGAGGTATGTCAATCTCCCTCTTGTATCTTGATGAGTTTGCATTCGTGGCTCCAAATATTGCTGAAGAATTTTGGACTTCAATTACTCCTACGTTGGCTACTGGTGGTGATTGTATTATGTCATCTACACCAAACGGTGACATCAATATCTTTGCACAAATATGGCGTGGTGCTCAAGTAGATGCTAATGGATTTTTCCCAATTGAAGTTAAGTGGGACCAACCACCCGGACGTGGAGAACAGTTTAAGGAAGACCAGATTTCGAAAATTGGAGACAGAAAGTGGAGACAAGAATATGAGTGTGAATTCTTATCAACGGAAGCACTCTTAATTGATTCTCTTGTTCTGCTTAATTTAACGAAAGTAATTGCTAACATTTCGCCTGAATTTAATATGCGTGAAGTTGTATTCTGGAGAAAGCCACAAAGGGATAAAACATATCTTGTCGGAATGGACCCTGCTACAGGTTCTGGTACTGACTTTACTGTAATCGAAGTATTTGAATTCCCATCAATGATTCAAGTTGCTGAGTTTAGGTCAAATACAATGTCATCACCAGAAGCGTACGTTATACTGAAAAACGTTCTTAGATATCTCGAATCGACGGGCTCGAGTGTTTATTTCTCGGTTGAAAATAATGGTGTTGGTGAGGGTGTCATTGCTCTTTATCAGGCGGATGAACGTCCACCCGCATATGCTGAGTTTGTATCTGAAGAAGGGAAGAAACGTATTGGCATGACAACGACAAAAAAGTCAAAGATGCGTGCCTGTTTGAATTTTAAAGAAATGATTGAAAAGAATACAATTAAGATTGTATCACACACGCTCGTCCAAGAGCTTAAAGAATATACTCGAAAGGCTGGGTCTTATGCTGCTCGTACAGGAAGTACAGATGACTGTATTTCTGCTTGTCTTATTATTATGAGATTGTTATTTGAGATTGGCTCATTCGAACAAGCTGCATTTGACAAACTTCACTTTTTTGAGGATAATTCATGGTCTGATGCAGATTATGCAGAAAATGAAGATGCCCCAACACCAATGAGTTTCATGTAACAAAAGGAAAAATAATGAATAGCATAGATTTTGAAATACTTGATTTAAGTAACTACGATCCAACCCAAGATATCATACTCGCTTATATTGATGTTGGTAGACTACCACCACAAAAAGCAAAAGCATATCTTGAAACAATCAAAGAGAAGATGGGACCAAAGTTTGACGAACGTGGTTTCGATGTCATCTATATCGGCCGTAATCGTGATGGGACAACGTCCACCGCGATTAAAGTCTCATCAAAAGATGATTCGAGAAAAACGTTTGACGACGCGCTAAAAGTCGTAGAATAACCAATATAACTCCTTGATTTTTCGCGTTGTATTTGACCCTCAAATACCGTATAATACACGTATGTTCACAGATAACACAATCGATTATCGCTCGCGGTTTATTGAGTTCTACTTCAATGAATTGCGCGAGCATCCTACTTTTCAGGTGATGAGTAATCTCACTGAAGATTCGCCGTGGCACAGAGAATCGAATATTGGTGTTCACACTGATATGGTTGTTGCTGAATTCATTAGCCGTTCTCCAGAAACTTGGGCGCAGGTTGATATGGTCGGTGCTGTTGCTGCTGCGTTTCATGACTTTGGTAAGCCTCAATCGATGGAAGAGTTGTACCGTGAAGATCGAGGCAACTACAAACGGTTTGCTGGACACGAAAAAGTTAGCGCTCGTATCTTTGAAGATTGGGCTGCTAGCAACATGGCAAAAATGGAATACCTTGGCCTTGAGGCTAAGCACATTCACATGGTCGCTTGGTTGTGTGAGTACCATCTTCCTTGGGCTCTCAAGAAACCCGAAAAGCGTAGAGCGTTAGCTCTTACCGCAATGTACATTGAGCGTGAGTGTTCTGCTCTAGATCCATTTTATACTCTTGCTACTCGAGAGGTCGTTTATAGCGCAAATATTCTTGAGCGACTTTTGCTTTCGGACACTTGGGGTCGTATTTCTGATGATGCTGAAACTAAACGCCAGAATGCACTCATTTGGGTTGCTGAATTCAAACAACTTAAACTTCAGATTCAGTACGAACAGCGGTCTGGTATAGATCAAAAAGATGGCGCACCAATTCTCTATGTAGCAATTGGGGCACCCGCTTGTGGTAAGTCAACGTTTCGCCGTGAATTAAGTGACGACACTCTTATTCACAACATGGACGAACTTCGTGTTGAGTGGTATTGCGCGTCTCGAGAAGACGGAAAAATTACCGACGAAATGTATGATTTTGCTTTTAAGTGTTCTACAGAAGATAAGCAATTCGCTAGCAAAGTTAATCACCACTTTATCCAGCTTATTAAAACTGGTCAGAATGTTTACAGCGATAACACAAATGCGAGCCAGAAGCGTAGACGTTTCTGCGTCATAGAAGCACGCAAACATGGCTATAAAGTCGTTGCAGTTTTATTCCCAACACCTCTACAAACGTTGTTGGATCGACAAAAGACACGTACAGATAAAACTATTCCTGGATTTGCAGTCAAGCGAATTTGGGATGCTATCTCTCAGCCGCAAATCGGCGAATTCGATGAGATTCTAGTTATCGAGTAAGTTCCGTCAACGCGTATAAATACGCGGATGGACACATCCAAATTCAAGCTCATCCGTGGCGCACGGATTCTGCAGCAAATCGAAGAAGAAACAGCCTTAGATGAACGCTCTTCATACCAAGAATTGGAGCGAAGTGCAATCACGGCATTCCCCCGCACTAAAAAGCGTCAACACGCCGTTCATCCCGTTCAAATCGTAAGAACAGACTTCACACCATACATTGGTACTCGCAACCTACTTGTACGCGGTCAGGCGAAGAGTGGCACGTATAATAACGTGTTTTACAAGCCAATGCTGTTCTTCAACGAGATTCAGTTCGAAGACGAAGATACCCCTCAAAACGTGTCATTCAAAGTGGCTGGTAATGAAGATCAGCACATGCAACCTATCG